TTGGCTTTCTTGCGACCACACTTCTTGCCGGTCTTAATGTCAACCCAATCTTCCTTGAACCACTTGGTCAGACCACCTTTTGGCTTAGCCATACGTCCCGCCACGCTTTTTGTATTCCCGCACCAGCCATGCATTGGCATAGGCGCTAGGATATACGTCAAATTTACGCTTGGCCGCAGCCTTAACCCTAGAGTAAAGAGCCTTGTTCTTTACGTTATCAGGTATAGAACCTTTCTTCTTGGCCTTAGCCTTAGCTTTTTTTCTTGCCACGTTTTCTCAGCCTCTTTAAATCAGAACCAGTAATCTTGTCCCGAGGGGGGGCAACCCTAGCCAGCTTCTTTTGCTTGGCAGAATACTTAGCTTTAGGCATTACTTCTTAGCCTTTTTCTTGGCTTTTGCCTTCTTTTTCTTCTTTTTCTTGGGTTTCATTGCACCATGATACATAGCAGCCTCCTATTTGGCTTTGTGGACTTTCTGAACCTTAAAATCTGCTGACTGAGATGCACCCTTATGTGGCTTGTATCCCCCAGGTGGATTTTTCATAAGACTGTAGCTTTTGCCATCTTTCATCCAGTGATAGCCTTTGGGTGCTTTAACTTTCATATTTTCACCAGTTCTTGCAGGACCAGTATCTTGCAGTCAGTTTGCTAGGTGGTTTTGTATCACACTTATGTCTGGCACGAAAAGATTTCTTTCGGGCAGGCTGATTCTTTTTAATCTTCATTTTGGCATCACCAAACCTAATGGTCTTGGTCTTGTTCCCCACCTTCGCTACTACCACGAACTTCTTGGTCGGATGGTTCGGGGTTCGTTTCGGTTTGTTGTACCCGCTTACGCCCGCGCGTACCAGTTTTGGATCTTTTTTCGTAGCCATCAAGCCTTTCCTCAAGCTGGTCTAATTGCTGTTTTAATTCCTTCAAACGGTCAGACTGCTCTTTAAAAGCAACATTTACTTGACCAAACAGGTTGTTTAGCTCTGTTTCTGTCATTAACATTATTGGCTATCTCCTAGTCTCATAAAGCTAAAATAAGTAACAGACCGGTCTGATTCTCCAATTATTTGGTTACCTGATGATATTGAAGTAAAACTAAAGCGTAGTTTTATAGTGCTAACATTAGTAACATTGACAAAAGCCTCCCCAGCACCATGGCCAAAACTGCGATACTCTGTCTCACCACACTTAAAATCAGCAGTATTATCCCAATTTGATCCACTGTCTGACGATATTTGAATAATACATCGAATAGCTAAATCAGCGACTGTAAAATAACACGATACATTCATGTTTACTTTCCACAGCCCAGTGCCTGGAAAAGACCACACGCCAGTATTGACTGACATTCCAGTACCAAGTTTTGAAAATGATGCGTCATCTACGCGAGATAAATTTGAACTAACTGGATCAGCGTCTGAAGTTAAATCTGCGGTAAGCCTCCACTGATCTATTTCAGTGATTCCGTTTGTACCTGAAATGTTGCTGGCCCATGTTCCATCTGTTGAGTTGTAAGTAAATAAAATGCCGCTAGAGGTAAAGGTATCTCCATTAGAGGGGCTATTAGGAAAATTAACTGCCATTATTGACTATCCCCCATTCGCACAAAGGTAAAGCTACTCATAATATAAGTAGTGTCTCCCCTTAATGCGTTGCCAGAGGCAATGCTAGTTGATTTAAACTTAACTTTTATATTAGAGGTGTTTGTTACGTTCACAAACATGGAGCCGCTACCTTGAGTAAATGTACTTCCAGACGTACTACCAGCCCTGCCATTCGTTATTAGCACCCCGTTATCCCAATTGCTGCCGCCATCTGAAGAAACCATAGTAATAAGCGTAATTGCTGGATCAGCAACCGTATATTCACACTGGGCAACAGCAGTCACTTGATAAAGACCTGTTACCGGAAATGTAAATACGCCACTATTGACAGACATCCCAGTGCCTAGCTTTGAATAGCTAGCCTGACTTATGCGAGACAAATTTGAACTAATCGGGTCAGCGTCTGAGGTTAAATCAGCCGTTAATTTCCACTGGTCTATTTCAGTTATTCCATTGGTATGGGTATAAGGAACCCAATTTGAACCGTTCCACTGAAGCAAATCACCTGTGGATGGAGCCGCAGTTGTTGTATCTACATCAGTTAAGCCGTCAATACCTAAAGAAATAGTGCCTGATGGGTTAGTCTGCACCCACTGGTTAGAGGAGCCATCAGTGTAGTAAACGTATAATTTTAAATCTGTGCTGTGCCACCAAAGATCTCCAGATGATGGACTGCTGGGTGCTGTATCTGAAACAGTAACAGACGACCCCCCAGTAGTTTGAGCAACCCAATCAAGATTACCGGAGCCGTCGGTCTTTAATACTTCGTTAGCATTTCCGTCAGTATTTGGCAAAGTCAGGGTGTACCCAGCCCCCGCACTATGTGGTGGCCCTTTAATGACAATACCATGGCTATTTTGTTCGCAATTTAACTTAAACTGCCCAGAACCTTTTGTAGCGTTGCCCTTAAAAACAACAACACCTGACCCATTGGGGTCCAAGTCAATATCAACGTTACTTGTCGTAACTATATCGTTACCATTTACATCAAGATTCCCACCCAGTTGTGGGCTGGAATCTCCAGTAAGAGCCGTAATATATCCCTTGCCATTAATACGATCATCAATTGCTGCGGCAGTCATCAACTGTGTATCTGAATCAGCAAAGGTTTCAGAAGATAAAAGAACTGCCCCTGCCGCTATGTCGGAAAAGCTAACAGAAGTAAGAAAATTAGATAAAACAGGCGGGGTGTAAGTAAATACACCGGTGCTGTTGTTATACGCTATACCGCCATCACCGCTGGCAGTTGCTTCAGAGCCTACAGATAAGTCTGTTAGGGCAATGCCGCTAACTTGGCTACCGCCTGTTAAAAGATTGCCGCCATTGGCCGTTAAGGTAACTTGATCTGCACCAGAGCCAATCTTCAAAGAACTAACAATAACCCCGTCACTATCTGAGGTAATTGTTGTAGACCCTAGAATAAGAGATGTGCCACTAAGATAAAGATCCCGAAACTTCTTACTGGATGAGCCTAGGTCATAAGCCTCATTGGTATCAGGTAGGATGCTTTCACTAATGGCTGATAGGTTGGCACTGCCGCCACCGCCTTGAACGGTCTGCCTGACCAAGACGGTTTTTGAGCTACCGTCTTTATCTTTAACCTTAGCAACAGGAAGGCTTACAGTCTGCTCAGTGCCATCAGAAAACCTGAAGGTAAGGCTTCCGTCTATACGGTCGCTTTTTACGTTGGCAACGCTAGTGCCTTTGTCGCCCTTGTCGCCCTTTTCGCCTTTGTTACCTTGCTTTCCGACACCGCCTTTTGGCCCTGCCGGACCTGGATCGCCTTTATCACCTTTCGGACCTTTTGGACCCTGTGGGCCTGCCTCGCCATCTTTTCCTTTTAGCGATTCAAGCTCAGTCGCAATCTTGGTTAGAGCCGCCGAGATGACAATATCAGACATGATTTATCCCGTAAGCTGGCTTAAAAGCTGTCTTTCAAGGTCTTCATTAGGATTTCTTTCAGGCGGTTCAGCGGGGGCGTTTTTCATCTCCAGCTCTTTCTCTTTCAAAAGCGTATTGGCTACCTTCAGCCTTCTTTCAAACTCTTTATCGTCCTGATCGCCTTCTTTCAGGTTTCTTGTGACAGCTTCAATCTTTTCTATTTCAACTTCTTCAGGAGCAAGTTGTGCTTCTACCGCCAGTTTGCCTGCTCTTGCCTGAGATTCTTGAGCCTGAGCATTGAGTGCTGCAGCCTGACTTTGCTGTAGGGCAAGCTGTACCTGTTGTGCCTGCATTGCCATCTGCTGGGCTTGAGGATTAGGCTGTGCCGCCTGTTGCATAGCCGCAATCAACTGCTCACGGTTGTTAAGGTTCATGTTTTCAATAATGCTTTGCATTAGTATTGAGTAAGCAGGGCTGTCCTGCTGCATTGTCTGAAGCAACTGCACTAGCTGTGAAACCTCATATTCCCTAGCGATAATCCCCAAGGTACTCGTAGCAACAAATTTATAATCCGCTACGGGGTAGTTTTCGGGGTCAAACTGCATATAACGGTGTGCAGCCTTGGTTACAAAGGGCAAGAGGAAAGACTGCTGGAAGTTAATAAGAGTACGCTTATGGCGCTTGATAATAGCGCCGAGAGACATACTGATGCCAGCGGCTGTTGCTTCACCATTAACCTGGCCTGCGATTCCAGCAGAATCCACCGCCCCTGTAGCCTGTTGTACCATTTGCTGTAGCGCGGCGGCTTGACCAAACGTAATCTGACTGACTTGCCCAAAGTTGAACGGCTGAAGTACTTCACGCGGATCTCCGTTGGTTAAAATCATCTTGCCAGGTCGTACTTCCGGCTTGGCCCCTCTGGGAAGTCTTGTAGCGTCAACGGCCAGCATTGGGTGAATAGTGAGACTCAGGGCATCTATTCTTGCGCGTAGCTCTGTATCCAACGCCTTCTGGCTGTTATAGCCTTTTTCACATACCCCACGGCCCCAGAATCGCCCGGGGACTACATCCCAAGGAAACGCCACAACAGGGCGGTCGTTCATCATGTAAGGGTTGGCTTCAGCCTTGAGCAGTACACCACCGTTAGCAATCACGACGATTGCCTCGACATACATGGAGTCTTCTTCTATCTCGACATCTTCTTTTTCCAGAAGATCCCTAGGAACAAGGCCGTAGTATTTAGTCAGCCGAACCTTGTCATCGTTGTAGATAGTCAGGTCTTGATCGGGTTCCAAATCAGTATCGGGTGAGGCTGATTCGATCGTCGCCTCACGATATACACCCTGTTCTTGCAGTATCTCAACGCTATGGCGGCTGACAAACTCATCCACCGCAACACCGTAGGCATCTTCAACTGAAGTCGCTACAGGGTCTATTAAGAAGTTTTGAGGCAATACCGGCTTGAGCTTTACGACTACACGGTCGGTAATGTTGACGCCCACCGCCTGAAGGTCACCACCCATAATCGGTTCAGCAGCAGGAGCCATTTCCTTTACTTCTTCTAGGACTATCTCACCAACGCCAGTACCAAATACCGCTGAGTTGATCAAACACTCCGCTACAGCTTTACGAACCTTACAGGTTTCAAAGTCCTCAGCCAGTTTATTTCGTAAAAACAAAGCGTCTTGCTTTTGTGCGTCAACGACATCATCAGCAATATCAAAGAACTTACCACGACCAAATGTGGCCTCTTCCAGTTCTGCGACATTGGACTCTACGGCCTGCTGCAAAGCTGGTGAAATAATCCTTGAGCGTTCT